TGCAGATCGCGGTGCCGATCAACTCGGAACTGCGGGTCCTGGAGATCGCCGAGGACGCCTGCGTGTTGAAGTTGGGTGGCCCGTCTTATCGCTATGGTCGCGGTCATCCTGCCGAGACGGTGCGGATCAAGGCGTGGCGCGTGGTGCTCGGCTTGGTCGGCGACGATCTGGTGATCGGGTCCTATATCCCCCAGCGACCCGGAACGCGTGAAGCGATGCTCGAGCGCTGCGTCGAGCGGCGGCGGTTCCTCGACCGGCGGCGCATCGCGACCGCCTTCCCGGATCTGCGCAACGCCTACGCGACCACGGTGCACAGCGCGCAGGGCATGACGATCGGCAATGCCGCCTTTGTCGATGTCGACGACATCGCCCGTCAGCGCCACCGCGAGGACACTCTCTTACGTCTCCAGTTGCTGTACGTGGCGGCAACCCGGCCGCGCGAGGCGCTGGTCCTGGCGCCCGTCCTCGACGAGCCGATGGATCTGTGATGCCCGAAGGTGTGGCCCGCATCAAACCGACGCCCACGGCCAGCACCGATCCTTTGACGACGGCTCTAGTTATGGACGTCGAGACGCGCAGCCTGCTCGAGCTGCCCAAGGTCGGCACCCATCGCTATGCCGCCCATCCGTCCACCAGGATGCTGGTCGCCACCTTCGGCTTCGTAAACAGCAACGACGATCCGGTGGTGTGGCTTCCCGATACTCCCCTTCCTGCCGCCGTGCAGGACCATCTGATGGCGGGCGGCATGATCGCCGCGTGGAACGCCGCCTTCGACGTGGCGATTCTGAACCGTTTCCTGCCGCCCGAGATTCCGCGCATCACCATCGCACGGACCCATGACATCGCTGCCCAGGCGGCCAGTGCGTCGCTGCCGCGCGGCCTCGACAAATGCTGTGCGGCGATCGGCCTGCCGGAGGCCAAGGACCGCGCGGGGCAGGCGGCCATGCGTTGGTTCATGCGGCCGCGGAAGTGGGAGGATGGGCAACCGGTCTGGGGCGAGGATCTGAAGCGTTTCGCACTTCTGGTGGCCTATTGCCAGCAGGACGTTCGACTTGAACGCGCGATCATGCGGCGTTTGCCGCGCCTGCAGGCGATCGACCGGCCGGTGTTCGAGCTAGACCTGCTGATCAATGCGCGCGGCATGAGGATCGATCGGGCGCTGATCGATGTAGGCGGGCCAGCGCTCTATCGCGCCATGATCGAGGCAAACCGGCGCATCGCAGAGCTCACCGGCAACGTGGTGCCCAAGGTCACCGCTACCGGCAAGATCGTGCAGCTGCTGCAGGACCACGGTGTCGAGCTGATCCTTGCCGAGTCCAAGGAGACAGACCCAGGCGCGGCAGAAGCCGCCGAACTGATCCGGCAGGCGCATGAACAAGAAGGGGATGCAGAAGATCAAGACGATGAAGGCCGGCCTGTTGGCGGCGATGAGGACGACCCTGGTACCAGGAAGAGCCTGAAGGGTGCGCTGTCCAAGAGTTCGGTCGCCGCCATGCTGGCGCGCGACGACCTGCCGTCCCTGGTCCGCCAAGCACTGGAACTGCGCCGCGACTATGGGCGCACCTCGACGGCGAAGCTGCGCAGCCTGGCCGCGACCCTCTCGCCTGCCGATGATCGCACGCGGGACTACATCTCCTTCCACGCTGCCTCCACGGGGCGCGCCGGCGGGAGGCTGATCCAACCCCAGAACCTGCCGCGCGAAAGCTACACCGCCGCCGAATGGCCGGTGGTGCTCGAGGATCTCGCGACCCTCTCGGTCGAAGGGTTCGTGGCGAAGTATGCGATCTCACCAGTGGCGGCGATCGTCAAACTGATCAGGTGTGCGATCATCGCCCGCCCCGGGCACGTGCTGTGCGGCGGCGATTTCTCCAAGATCGAGTTGTGTGTCGGCGCGTGGCTGGCGATGCAGGAAGACCTGCTCGATGACCTGCATCACGGCGTCGATCCCTACCGCGCCTTCGCTTGCACGCTTTACGGGATTCCTCTCGACCAGGTGACCGAAGCGCAACGCCAAATCTGCAAGTCGGCTTGCCTCGGCTGCATGTATCAGCTGGGTGCGGAAGCTTTCATGAAATACGTGCTGGCCACCACCAAGATCGAAATCGACCTGGAGACGGCCGAGCGCATCGTTCGGACCTTTCGCGACACTTACAACAACTTCCCGGTGGCCTGGAAAGCGACCGGTCGTGCCATCCTCCGCGCGGTCCAGCAGCCCGGCAGCGTGGTGAGTTGCCTCGGCGACAAGGTGCAGTTCCGTTGTACCGCGGACCGCAGCTGGCTGACCGCGACCCTGCCATCCGGCCGCAGGTTGCGTTATCCGCAGCCGCACATCGTCGAGGAGGTGAACCGCTTCGGCAACCTGGTCGATGTGCTGAAGACCTTCGGGGTCTCGCAATACACCCATCAATGGGGCGCGGAGTCCAAACACGGCGGCCTCGTTTTCCAGAATTGTGTCCAGGCTATCGCCCGTGACGTTCTCACTGCCGCCGGCACACGTTTCGAAGCCGCCGGCCTGCCGGTGATCCTGCACGTGCATGATGAACTTCTTGCCGAAGTACCGATCGAGCGTGGCGTCACCCATGCGCTCGTGCACGCCCTGATGACTCAGCGCCCAGTCTGGACAGCTGGACTGCCGATCGAGGCCGAGTGCTGGGTCGGCGCCCGCTACGGCAAGACATTGAAGCTCACCAAAAAACAGATCGCCGACCTCGACCGGTGACGGGTGCACACCCCGTCACCGGCCAGCAACTACGAGGAGAACGACTATGGGGGTTGAGGGAACGATCAAGCGTCCTGTCGATGCACCGTCACATGAACCCGCCGGTATGAATCATCTCAAGCAACATATCTGGCTCGGCCGCATGTCGCGCGGTGATCACGTGGCACAGGCGCGGTGGCGCATCCGCGACTGTCACCCGTACGGCATCGGCGGGCTGGTCAGCCTGCTCGATCCCGGCGAGATCGCCGAAGAGAAGCGCCGCGCGCCGAAAGACGGCCCCTGCTTCGTGCCGGGCGTGCTGGAGCCGCTGCCGTCCGGCGAGGTGGCGCTGCGGCAACGTGACCGGGTTAGCGAGGTCAACGTGCTGGTGGCCGACCTCGACATGGGCACGCCCTTCGCGAGCCTCCAGGCGAGGCTACAGGCCGCCGGCGTGTTCGCCTTGGTCACGCCCACCTACTCGCATCTGCGCCGCCAGTACGCCTTCCGGGTGGCTCATACGCGGTGGCAGGCCTACCTCTTCACGTTCGGCTCAGCGGAGGCCGCGGTGCTGGCGCACGGTGCGACCGCGTTCCTGCCCGGGATCGTCGAAGGCGGCCTGGATGGTGCCGTGTCGATTAGAATGGCGGACAAGGCGAAGCCTGAAGGCGCCCTGATCGTGTCGTTCACCTATGCGCGCCCGGTCCCACGTTGGCGGGTCGCGGTGCCGCTGCTACGCGGCTGGACGACCGAGGGTGGTCCCGGCATGGCGACCGCGGAGGCCTGGGCGAAGCTGTATCGCCAGCTCACCGAAGGATTGGGCTTATGGGATTGTGACCCGTCCTGTTCGGACGCCTCGCGGCTTTACTTCACCGCACGCTGGCCGGCCGGGTGGCCGGTGACCGAGAAGGACCCGGCGTGGGCCGCGATCACCGCTGGTTTGGTGGCGGGTGAGCCGGGACCTGGGCGGCCGCTCGCCCGGATCGAAGGACCTATCGCTGAGCTACCGGCATTGCTCGCGCAGCGCGACCGGCTGAAGTGGCCGGCGCGGATCGGCAAGCAGGAAGACCAGCTGCGCCGCGACTTTGAAGCGGCGTCACAGGCCGCGCGGCGGCGACTGCCGCAGATCACGGGGATGAAAGGTCGGCGCAAGCCAGGCACGCCGCGCGAGCTGGTGCCGTGGCGGGTGCGCCATCCTGAGACCGGCGAACAGGTCGACCTCACAGCGTGGCATCAGCGGCACAGCTGGGGGCTTGATCTTGCGACATTGATCCAGGAGCAGCATCCCGAGCTGATCGCCGCGCGCGGCGAAGGCGCGGGCGGCAACCTGCACATCCTCTGTCCCGCCAGCGATCTGCACGGCACCGAGCGCGAGGACGGCACCTTCGTGTGGGACGGCCACGGGTTGGGTGCGCGCGGTCAGGAGGGCGCGCGCCGCGGTGGGATGTTCTGCAACCACACTGGCTGCGTGGGACGGTCTGCGGGCGAGAGCCTGGCGCTGCTGCTCGATGCTGGGGTGCTGGACTGGGATCTGCTGGCGGCGGTCGCGGCGAAGGGTGAGGCCGAGCGGTTGGCCGCGGGACAGGCGCTGCTGAGCGAAGCAGATCTGCTTGAGGAGGATGTCGATGACGGTGCACCGGGAGCGAACGAATCGCCGACGTCAGAAACAGCCGACGCCTCGGAAGAAACCCCTCAGCCCACTGCCGCAATGCCTGATTGTCCGCTGACTGAGGACGGCGCCGCCCAGGGCTTCGCGATTAAATACGCCGAACGCTTTCGGTTCTGTCACGGGCCGGATGTCTGGCACATCTGGACCGGCGCGCGGTGGCGCCCGGACAGCACGCTTCGGACATTCAACGCGATCCGTCTGTTCACCCGGGCACTCGCCGCCACCGCCGACAAGGCGTCTGTCCTGACCACGATGGGCAAGGCCTCTTTCATGGCCGGGGTGGAGCGGCTGGCGCGCAGCCATCCGGCGTTCGCCATGGAACCGGATGACTGGGACCGCGATCCCTGGCTCGCCGGCACCGCGAAAGGCACGCTCGATCTTAAGACCGGGGAGCTGCGGCCAGCCCGGCGCGAGGACTTCATCACCAAGCTGCTTGGGGTGGTCCCGGCACCGGAGGGCACACCGGCACCACTTTTGGACGCTTACCTACGGGAAGTGGCCGGGGGAGATGACGCGCTGATCCACTACATCTACCGGGTCACCGGCTATTGCCTGACCGGTGACGTGCGCGAGGAAGCGATGTTCTTCCTTTGGGGGCCGGGTGGCTTCGGGAAGGGTACTTTCCTGCGCACGGTCGGCGCGATCTTCGGCGACTATGCCAGGTCGTCAGATATCGCGACCTTCACCGAGACCAGGAACGAGCGGCACACCCAGGAGCTCGCCCGGTTGGCCGGATCCCGTCTGGTGACCGCCTCAGAGCCGGAGGTGGGTGCAACGTGGAAATGGGAACGGATCAAAGAGATCACCGGCCACGAACGGCCGTTGACCGCCCGCAAGATGTATCGCGATGACATTGAGTTCGAGGTCACCTTCAAACCGCTGTTCGTCGGCAACAACAAGCCGCGGCTGCCGGCAACCGATTCGGCGACCGCGCGTCGGCTGAATTTGATTCCGTTCACCATACGGCCCGCCCGCGTCGACAATACGCTGAAGGATCGCCTGGTGGCCGAATATCCCGCCATTCTGCGCCGGATCATCGGGGGCTGCCTCGAGTGGCAAGAGCAGGGATTGAAGCCGCCGCAGGTGGTCCGCGATGCAACCACCGGTTATCTTGCCGAACATGCCCTGCGCCAGCGCTGGATCCAGCAGTGCTGTGTGATCGAGGCAAATGCCACGGTGACATCGGCTGACCTGTATGCCTCGTGGAGCGACTACTGCCGTGCTGCCGGGATGTTCGGGATTGAATCTCAGGGCGCTTTCAGTCGTGCAATTCAGGCGCTGCGGCTTGGTATTCGGGGGACGAAGCACGTGCCGGGACAGCACAACATCCGGGGATTTTGTGGAATCCGGTTACGGACCTCAGGAGATGCGTAGTCGGATACCGTTTTTGTGGCACCTGGGGCACGATGAAAATTCAATCCGCCCAACTTTAAGCTTTTGATTTATCTACATGCTAAGGGGTGTTGGGTACTTGGGGCGGATTTTCTAGAAAGTTTGCTACACGAGGTACATGAAAAAGAAGGCGCATTGCATGTCGCTGATATGACTATAGGGAAGTTTCCAGAAAATCCAACCCAAGCGCCCCAAAGGCTCCACCGGGGTTGAAGGGCGCCCGGAGGCATCCAAACGTCACTGCAAGACAGTCGGCCCGATTCCGCAGAGCCTTTGGCGGCTACAACTTCCACGGGAGCCGATGAGGAGAAGCCGAGATGCGTCTCGGGGCATGCGTGCCGTTCGGTGAAGCCTGCAGCGCAGCGCCTTGGTGCGACGCGGTTGGATGGTTCCTCAGTCGTATCCGAGTCGGTCTATAAACGGCGGCATGATCATCGGCTTGGATCCCGGAACGCACGGCGCGATCGCCGCCCTCAAGGACGGCGAAGTGGTGCTGCTCGAGCCGGGCAACGGGTCGGTGTCGATGTTTCGCTTCGGCCAGGCCTGTGGCGCGATCGGCGCTACGCTGGCGGTGATGGGGATCCCGACCACGTTCGTGCTGCCCCGATCCTGGCAGCAGTACCACGGCATCGGGCCGACACCTGACGCGGCACGCCAGCGGGCGGCGCAGCTTTACCCGCAGATTGCACCCCGGCTCAGCCGGAAGGCGGACGGCAACCGGGCTGACGCCCTTCTGATCGCGGCCTACGGCCAGCGGGCACTGGCAAAACCGAGCAACGTCACCCATTTAGCCGGTCACCATCACCTGCGTCGTGAGGATGTGGAAGCCGCCAGCGGATGACCCGGAGCTGTTGGGGGATGTGCCGGTTGGAACCTACCTGCTTGAATTGCTCAGCGACCGGCTGGTCGTCTGGCGGCTGAGCGATGGTGAGCCGTCGGATGAAGCGTTTGAACCCGCAGCCTCTTGGCCGTGGTCCTGGCTGCCAGTGACCTGATTGCGGGCGAGTTGTAGCGCCGCAACTTTGACGTGTGATGATGACAACCTGCTGACAAGATTGGTAATGTCGGGTAAGTCACTGGAATCAGTGCCGTAGCAGTGCGAATCTCATGCCACGATCCGGCGGGACCTGGACCAAGGAAAAGCCGTCGCCCAAGGCCTTCAAGCCAGGCCAGAGTGGCAACCCGAGAGGTCGGCCAAAGATCATCGAGGACATTGTTACCGCGGCGCGTGAACAGACACCGTTGGCGATGGCTACGCTGATACGGATTGCTTCCGACAGAGATGCGCCGCCTGCTGCTCAAGTTGCTGCGGCACAGGCATTACTCGATCGTGGTTGGGGTCGTCCATCGCAGGTGATCGAAGGCAAAGATGGCGCGCCGTTGTTTCCGACATTGCTCGTAACATTTGCAACTACTCCAGAAGCTAACGCATTAACCATCGACGCAAGTGCTGCTGATGTCAGCGACGAACACAGCCGCCCAAATTGATCTCAAGCTGCACGCCAAGCAGTCTGCGGCGTTCCGCACGACCGCGACTGAAATTCTTTATGGTGGTGCAGCTGGGTCAGGCAAAAGTCATCTCATGCGAGCTGCGGCAATTGCCTGGTGCGGCATGATCCCAGGTTTGCAGGTCTATCTGTTCCGGCGTTTGCGTGATGACTTGATCAAGAACCATCTTGAGGGACCGAAAGGTTTGCGTGCTTTGCTCGCGCCGTGCGTTGCCGCGAACTTCGTCACCATCGTTGAAGATGAAATCAGATTTTGGAATGGCAGCAAGATCTACCTCTGCCACTGCAAGGAAGAACGCGATCGCTACAAATACCTTGGCGCTGAGATCCATGTGCTGTTGATTGACGAGCTTACGACCTTCACTGAGGTGATCTATCGTTTCCTGCGTTCGCGTGTGCGCATGGTCGGCATCACGTTGCCGAAGGAGCTGGATGGTCGTTTCCCGCGTATTTTGTGCGCTAGCAATCCAGGAAACATCGGCCACGGTTGGGTTAAGAAGACCTTCATTGACCCGCGCCCTGCGCTGGAGATCGCTGCAATGTCTGAAGGCGAAGGCGGCATGCGGCGACAGTTCATCCCTGCGAGGTTGGACGACAATCCAAGCATGGCGACCGACGATCCTGGCTATGGTTACAAGCTGGCGGGCCTCGGCAATCCGGAACTCGTGAGAGCGATGCTCGCGGGCGACTGGTCTGTGGTGGCTGGGGCATTTTTCCCGGAGTGGAATTCTGATCGGCATGTCATCAAGCCGTTCAGTATCCCGGAGCACTGGATCAAGCTGCGGTCATTCGATTGGGGTTCGGCGCGACCATTCGTTTGTTTGTGGTTTGCCGTTGCGGATGGCAGCACGAGCCATCCTAAGGGCAGCTTGATCTGTTATCGAGAACTCTATGG